CTTTGCTTGGTTTAAGAAATGCTTGGTTAAACTCTAAAACAGTTGAAGCCACAAAGAAAAAACCAACACAAAAAGCACCAGCAAGAGTTGCTAGACCTGGTACTACTAACCGACCAAAAACGACAACACCTGTGAAAAGAGCAAAACAAAGGTTGGCCAAAACTGGGAAAACCTCAGATGCGGCTAAAGTATTTGAACAATTAATTTAATTTTAAAGGAATATAAAAATGGCTAAAGTAACTAACGCTTTTGACACATATTCGGCTACTGCTGACAGAGAAGATTTAAGTAATATTATTTACAATATCTCTCCAATGCAAACTCCGTTTATGTCATCAATTGGCAAAAGAAATATTAAAAATGTAGTGTTTGATTGGCAAACAGAAGTTCTACCAACTCCATCTGCTTCAGGTCAGCTTGAAGGATTTGAGTTAAGTAGATCAACAGCTACTGCTACAACCAGAGTAAGTAACGTTGCAATGATTTCATCAAGAGATGCTACTGTAACTGGTTCACAAGACGCTTCAGACCCAGCTGGTAAGAGATCAGAAATGGCTCACCAACTAGCTATTATGGCTAAAGCTCTTAAAAGAGATATGGAAGAAGCTCTATGTAAAAATGGAGACAAAACAACTGGTAACGCTACAACAGCTAGGGTAACTGGTGGTTTTGAATCTTGGATTACAACCAACGAGTCAAGAGGTGCTACAGGTGCTTCTACTGGTGGTGGTGCTGCTCCAACAGACGGTACACAAAGAGATCTTACAGAAACTCTTTTAAAAGACGTATTACAGCAAATGTTTGCTAGTGGTGCAGAGCCAAACATGGCTATTTGTGGTCCACACAACAAACAAGTTATTTCTGGTTTCACAGGAAGAACACAAGCTAGACAATTTGTTGATGCTAATACAGTCGAAGCTTCAGTATCAATCTACTCATCTGACTTTGGTGAACTAAAAATCGTTCCATCAAACAGAAGTAGAGAAAGAACTTTATTGTTAGTAGATCCAGAGTTTGCAAAAGTATCTTACCTAAGAGACTTCCAAACTGTTGATATTGCTACAATAGGCGATGCTGAAACAAAAATGATTGTATGTGAGTATGGATTAGAAGTATCTAACGAAGCTGCTCACGGTGTCGTTGCTGACTTAAACGTATCATAAGATAGGTTTAATCAATAAGCTTTAAGGGAAGTTTCGGCTTCCCTTTTTTTTGTGCTAAAATTCATACATGGCAAAAACTACATTAATAGATCATAGGCAAGGTATAAAATCTGTATTTGCTACAGAAGATGACAGGGTTGTTTATCAAACCAAACAAGATATACAACCAACATTAGACTATGTAAAACGATTATCTGAACATACACCAGGTAAAGATTTTCGTCATGTTGCAGAAGTTCCCATGGTAATATATCAAAAAGCTTTAAGAGAAGGATGGTCACAAGACTCTGCACAATGGAAAAAATGGTTAAACCATTCTGATAACAAACCCTTTAGGACATGGAAAGGTAAAGTATGACATATGATGAATTAAAAACTAATATTGCAAATTTCTTAAACAGGTCAGATTTAACAGACCAGTTAGACTTTTTTATTGATGCAACAGAAGGTGAATTTAATAGAAGATTAAGAACTAAAGACATGATTAAACGTGCTACTGCCACAGCAGATGCACAATATATGTCATTACCAACAGATTGGTTAGAAGCTATCAATGTAGAAATTACATCAAACGATTTTAGACCATTGTTTCAACAGTCTATTGAATCGCTAGATGTATATAGAAAAGCTAATAACAATGTAACTGGTCAACCTATTTATTATGCAATCGTAGATAATTCATTAGAATTAGCACCTACCCCTGACACAAGTTATACGCTACAATTAACATACTATGGCACTATTGATGCTTTAAGCAGTTCTAATACAACGAACTTTATATCCACAGGATATCCAGATGCTTACTTATATGGTGCTTTAAAACACGCTTCTATCTATCTAATGGAAGATGAAAGAGTGCCGTTATTTACAGCACAATTTGAAAAAGCATTAGAAGAGATGAGAATGGAACAAGAGAAAGCAGAATTTGGCAAAGGATCTCTAATACAAAGAAGAAGAACTTATGGCAAGTCTGGTAAAAAAATGTATTATTGGAATAATAATTAGGAGATAAAATGGCTGGATTTAGTGATTATTTAGAGGACAAAGTATTAGACCATGTATTTGGTGGTAATGCTTATACAGCACCAACAACATTATATGTTGCTTTATATACCGTAGCACCTACAGATACAGGTGGTGGTACAGAGGTATCAGGCGGTGCTTATGCAAGACAAACTGCTGCATTTACAGTATCTGGTACTGATCCCACCACAGCAACTAACTCAGCTGCGGTTGAATATCCAACAGCTACAGCAGACTATGGTACAGTCGTTGCAGTAGGTATATTTGACGCTTTAACAAGTGGTAATCTAATGGCTTATGCAAACTTAACAGCTTCTAAGACTGTAAGTTCAGGCGATGTATTTAGATTTGACGCTGGCGATTTAGATATAACATTAGCATAATATCATGGCCTCAGTAGGCTATGGCTTATACACATACGGGAAGTCCAATTACGGAACTCCCGTTTATCATTTTGGTGCTGCCACAATAGCACAAACATCATCTGCAACAGCAGATGGTAGATTTGTTATTACTGGTGCATCAACCATAGCAGCAGTTTCTTCTGCAACAGCAACAGGTAGACAGATAGATCGCGGACAAGCGGTTATTAGTGCAGTATCTAGTGTTACAGCTGTTGGTACACAAATAGACAGAGGCGCTGCAACTATAGCAGGAACATCTGGATTTACAGCTGTTGGCAGACAAATAGACTTAGGTTCTGCAACTTTATCAGCAAGTTCTGGTATGACAGCTACAGGTCATCAAATAGACCGTGGTGTAGTTATAGGACCAGCTATATCAGGCATGACAGCTACAGGAAGGTTTACTGTAGTTGGTGAAGGAACATTTGCAGAAACCAGTGGATTCAATGCAATAGGTGGTCTGGTTATAACAGGTGCATCTGTAATTGCACAAACAAGTGGATTTAATGCAATTGGTGGTCTAAAATGGGAAGATATTATTGTTCCTGGTGAGACTTGGACCGATCAAATAGTAGCAGACGAAACTTGGACAGAACAAACTAATCCAAGTACATCATGGACAAACTTAGGCGAACAAGACGCAGCTTAGAGGAATTTTTTTATGGCAGATACATTTACAACAAATTTAAACTTAACAAAACCAGAAGTAGGCGCATCTACTGATACATGGGGTACAAAGATTAATAATGATCTTGATGATGTAGACGCGTTATTTAGTTCTACTGGTACTTCAGTAGCTATGAACCTAGACGGAGCAGTAATAGATAGCTCTGTTATTGGTGGTACAACTCCAGCAGCAGGTACATTCACAACTCTTACAGCAAGTGCTGCAAGTACAATTACAGTAGCAGACAACTCTGATAACTTAACGCTGACATCAACAGATGCAGATGCAGTATCTGGTCCTAATGTAAATTTTTATAGAAACTCTGGTAGTCCAGCAGACAATGACCATTTAGGAGAAATAAGATTTACTGGAAGAAATGACGCATCACAAGATGTTGTCTATGCAAATATAGAAACAAGAATCAAAGATGCTTCAGATGGTACAGAAGATGGCTATTTTGATTTCGAAACTATGGTAGCTGGTACCCTTCAGTCTAGATTAATAATGAATGAGACAACTACTGTATTTAATGAGGATTCTTTAGATTTAGATTTTAGAGTTGAATCTAATGGTAACGCTAATATGTTATTTGTTGATGCTGGTAATGACCGAGTTGGAATTGGAACTGCCAGTCCTTCACATCAATTAGAAATTGAAAGTTCAAGTGACGCTGACTTGTTACAAGTACAAAGTACAGCAAGTGCGAACAATACAGTTTTACGATTAGGAATAAGTGGTGATGTGGCTACATTAAACGCTTCAGGCGATTCATCAGGCGCGTTAGCTATTAAAACTTATGGCTCAGAAAGAATGCGTATTAATACTTCAGGTGACTTATTAGTAGCTAAAACAAGTCTTGATGTTGCAACTGTTGGACATGAATTGCGTGCAAGTGGTTATTCAGCATCTACAAGAGATGGTTCAACTGTTGGTTCATATACAAGATTAACCTCAGATGGAACTATATTGGAATTCCGTAAAGATAGTGCGGTTGTTGGATCTATTGGCACACAAAATTTGTTGATAGGTAAATCAAGTTCAACAGGAGTTGGAACAGGAAATATTGAAATTTCAAACGCAAGTTCTGCTACAGTACAGATAGAAGGCGGAACAAATGAATGGTCAATGCTTGTTTCAGCATCTGCTGATGCTTTAAGATTTTATCAAGATTCAACAGAAAGAATGCGTATTGATTCTTTAGGAAATGTTCTTTTAGGAACTACAAACTCTTTAGCATTTATTACATCAGAAGATAGTGGTGCTTCAGCAGCTTTCTTTGGACTTTCAGCAGGTAGTAGTGTTGGTGGTGTAGGTATTTCATCAAGAAGAGACTATGCTTTACAATTAAACAGAATGGGTAGCGATGGTGCTATTCAAGCATTTAGAAGAGGTGGAACTATAGTTGGCTCTATATCAGTAACAGGTTCAGCAACAGCTTATAACACATCATCAGACGCAAGATTAAAAGACGTTACAGGCGAAGCTAGAGGTCTTGAAGTAATTAATGAACTCAACCCAGTAGCTTATAACTGGAAAGAATCAGGACAAGCTGACGAAGGTCTTATAGCCCAAGAGGTTATGGAAATAGTACCAAATGCAGTATCAGGTTCTGAAGAAGAGATGTATCAAATGGATTACAGCAAACTTGTAGTACATCTTGTAAAGGCTGTAAAAGAACAACAAGCACAGATTGATGCCTTACAATCTGAAATTAATTTATTAAAAGGAGAATAATATGGCAATATCATATTCTTGGGATGTTTCAACAGTTGATACTTACCCAACACATAACAGCCAAAGTGACGTTGTCTATAACGTGCATTGGAGACTAACCGCAGAAGATGATGCTAACCAAGATAGCGATGGTAACAACCACAAAGCTACCGTATATGGCACACAGTCTGTAGATACTTCAGATCTATCAAGCTTTACAGCTTTTGCAGATTTATCTGCTTCAACTGTACAAGGATGGGTAGAAACAGCTTTAGGTGCTGATGAAGTGACAAGTCTTAAATCTGATTTAGATGCACAGATAGCTGAAAAAGTTACACCAACGTCTGTTACTAAAACTATAGGTTAAACAATGGCACTATTGCCTGTAACTCCGCCCGCTGGCATAGTCAAAAACGGTACTGACTATGCTAACAAAGGTCGTTGGGTTGACGGCAATCTTGTGCGTTTTGAAAACGGGTTTCTAAAACCTGTTGGTGGTTGGTCTAAATTAAGAAATACAGCATTAACTGGCGAACCTATAGGTATGTATGCCTATAACGATAATGTTGGCAATCCTGTTTTAGCAGTTGGTACAAGACAAAAAGTATATGTCTTATACGATAATACTTGGACTGATATAACACCGTCTGGTTTTGTAAATGATGCAGCCGCTGATCCTTTAGGTTATGGTGCATACAATTGGGGTGCAGAGGATTATGGTGATGCTAGAAGTCAATCTGGATTACCATTAAAACAAGGTCATTTTTCTTTTGATAACTGGGGAGAACACTTAATCTTTTGTTTTTCTGGTGACGGTAAGATATATCAATGGCGACCAGAATCACAACCAGGGGGTACTTCAGATACTATAGCTACAGCAGTCACAAACGCTCCTACAGGCTGTCAGGCTGTTTTAGTGACTAATGAAAGGCATTTAGTTGCAATTGGTTCAGGTGGCGATCCTAGAAAGGTATCTTGGAGTGACAGAGAAGATAATACAAACTGGACATCTCAAGCTACTAATACAGCTGGTGATGTACAAATACCTACAGGTGGTCGTGCATTATTAGCAGTAAAATACCAAAACGATGTCATAGTCTTTAGTGATACAGGTATAGATAGAATGAGCTATGTAGGCTCACCTTTTGTTTATGGTATCTCAGCAGCAGGCGCAAACTGTAAAGCAGTAAGTAGACGATCAGTTGTACAAACAGGTAATTTTGTTGCATGGATGGGTGAAAATTCATTCTTTGTTTACGATGGTGTTGTCAGAGAAATCAGATGCGATGTACATGATTTTGTGTATGACAACTTAAATATAACTGGCAGGCAAGCGTGCTGGGGTGGACACAACTCTAACTTTAACGAAATATGGTGGGGTTTCCCTGTAGGTGATGGACAATACACACCAAACAAATATGTTATTTGGAATTACTTAGAAAACACTTGGTCTATAGGTTCTTTAGATAGAGGATGTTGGGTTGACCAAGGTGCGTTTGACTATCCTATAGCTGCTGACTCTAGTGGTTTTGTATACGAACACGAATCAACAACATTAGCTAAATCACCTGACTTAAATGGTACTGCACCTTTTTGTACTAGTGGTCCAATAGAATTAGGTAATGGTAATAACTATGTACAATGTAACCAAATTATTCCAGATGAAGAAGCAAACACATTACCAGGTGTAACAATAAGTTTTAAAGGTAAGTTTACCCCGCTAGGTAGCGAAACAGACTTTGGTAGTTTTACCTTTGAAAATGATGGATATACCGATGCTAGGTTTACAGCAAGACAAGTACAAATGACTGT